GAATTTACGAATATGAGGTTTAAGTTCCCTATATTCAAAACAAACTTCTTCACTAAATTCGTAAGATTCAAGAACAAGACAAGGATATTTAAATGTATGGGCGTTGTTGCGCATGGCAGAAAGTGCAAAGAACAGTGCAAGTTATGTAAGAAAGCATATGAGCCAAAAAACTAATTGGTCTGATTTACTTGTCAATATTGTGGGTCATGAACCGCCCCCAGATTCTATTGATTTACGAAACTCTTTTATTGAGAATTGTTTGGCAGATCAAGATGGTGCAAAACTTACGCAGGCAGATATACATCTAGCTATGCAGCAGGGGATTTATGACTGGGAGCAGGATTCATCGTCTAAGAACGCTCGTCTGAATGGATTGATTCGTGCGCCTTATAATACTGGCAAGTCGCAACAAGTAGCTATTGGTCTATCAGCCTATATGACCACGAGAAAGCATGAACTTGAGACCTTGATTGTGTCCGCTGATGGTGGCATTTCTGCCAAGAGAATATTGTCTCTTAGGGCATTGTTTATGAGTGATATGTACCGATACTGGTGCAAAGAGAATAATTTTAATGCTGTTGAGTTTGATAGAACTGATACTGGATCAACTCAAAGGATAATAGTGAAGAGTCGTAATAGAACAGGTAACCCTACCTATGAGGCGTATGCAGTATTGACTCAAACTACAGGTCAGCGAGCTGGTGTATTGATTCTTGATGATGTGTGTAATGACGAGGACAGAATATCTACGGCTCGTAGGGAAACCGTATGGAACAAAGTATCTAACACATGGATCAAACGTGTTCACGATAAAGGTATTGTTTTGAGCGTGTGTACGCCTTATCATCCTAATGATGCCAATAGTCGGCTTATGAAGTCGGGCATCTTTAACGTACTGCAAATATCGGTAAAGGAAGATAAGACTGGATACAAAGTAGAGGAATGGAACAACCTAAAGTAGTGATATACGCTAGATTCACAACGGATGTTGAACAGAAACAAATAAACTCAGTTAAGAACAAGATTAACTCTTTTGTACGTATGCTTGATGCTAAAGTCATGAAACAGTCTTGGGAAATAATTGAGAAAGGAGCCTCCTCTAAGAAGTTTGACCCTTTATTTCATGATTGCATTAAAAATGGATGGGGCATACTCACTTACGACCTTAAAACATTACACGAACACCGTTCAGGTGCATTATCTATAGTAGAGGAGGGTGCCGAAATGGGTGTCCCCATTTTTTTTGTTGATTCTGAGAGTGCGTTTATATCTATATTTAGTATATGAGAGAAGCTGATAAGACTTGGGAAATACCCCTATGGGAAACCAACCACAGTAAACAACGTTTGTTCCAAGAGGAAGCGATGGACTTTCTGTCGTATAAACTTGGATATGAAATGAGCGAGGAGACAGATGACCCGACTAAAAAGGCTTACAAACACTTTGACGGATATAATCACTACCCTGATGGTAATCTTACGGCTCTCGATTACGATAACAGCAGTCCTGTTTGGTTGTGCGCTGATTTCAACAGGTCTCCTCATTGTTGGGCTTTACTCCAAGTTAAAAAGTCTCGTAACGGACTCAAAAAGTACATAATTTTCGATGAAATCTTCTCTAGAGAGGCGTTAACCACTGAGCAAGCCCTAAAAACAGTAGAATTACTCAATAAATGGGGTATTTCGAAGGTTTTATTGGCTGGAGACAATACTTCTAATCAAAAAAGTGGTAATTATGGTCGTGTAGGTAAAAATGACTGGGATTATGTGCGTGAAGTGTTTGATGAACACGACATTTCGTACAAAAACGAGCTAGACATTCAAAATCCAAAGCGAAAAGTGCGTGTGGACAAGGTAAACAACGTAATTTATGCTGGCAAAAACGGAGAAAGACGTTTATTGGTCAATACAAGGTGCGAACACGTCATAAAAGACTATATGTACTCTATTGTGAACGATAAAGGGATAAAAATTGACAATGGTGACAGAGGACATATGTCAGATGCGACAGATTATGCAATTTGGCGTAATGAGCGAGGCAATAATGCCCCAATGTATGTGCTGCGCTAGTCTCTTTTTATGGCTTTAGTGCGTTTGCCCATACCAACACGTTTCTTCTCACGTACAGCCTCAGAGGCCTTGCCTTTTGCTCTTAGTTCTTTCCAAGTAACAGGTGTTTTGGATGAAACACGCACAGTAGGTCGACATTTCTTTACGCCCTTGAATTTAGCTGATCCACAAGGTGAACCGTCTTGAGTAGTCCATTTTTCTTTCATCCATCTAGCTACACCTGTCTTACCAGATTTTTTACCCTTGTAGGTTCCGCCCCTTTTTTTATATTCCTTGACAATCCACGCAGAAGCGTATGCGCTAGGAAATATCTTAAACTTTCGTTTAGCTGCAGCCTTAACTCGGCTGTATAGTGCTGGTTTTGCTGGTTCGTTTGCCATTTGAATAGTATAATGACCAATAGTTATAACTATTCGTCAGTATTATTAGTAATTACGTCAAACTTATGGCTGAATTACGTAAAATTCAATACTTTAATTTGGTATTGAATCAAAACATAAATAGTAAGTATTTTGTCGCCATGAAAGGAGTAACTAGACTTAGCAGTGGTCGTATCAAATATAGGGGTAACACGTACTCTGGCTTCAACAAGCCTCGCAATAGTTGGAGAGATGATAAAAAGTTTGTAGTTTTAGCCAAGAAAGGCAACAAGATTAAGGTTGTCCATTACGGTGATCCCAATATGCCCATACGAAAAAACGAACCTGCTCGCAGGAAATCGTTCCGAGCTAGACATCGTTGTTCCACAGCAAAAGATAAATTTAGCGCACGTTACTGGTCATGCAAAAAATGGTAATCATCTAATGGCAATTACACAAGAACAGCTCAATAAAGATTTAAAATTCGAAGTAAAACAGTTACATTCCGTCATTGAGTTAATAACCAAAGACATTCAAGATATGAAAGAAGCACTGTTAGGCAACGAGTTCAACAAGGAAGGTCTCGTGTATAAAGTCGAAAATAACGAGAAGCAAATTGAAGAACTTGTAAAGTTCAAACAAAAAATAATTGCTTGGGCTACTGGGGCTGGGTTAGGTTCAGGAACGTTAGTTAACTTGTTAATGGACTTAATGAAATAATTATGATTGATTCATCTAAACTCTACTCTGTACCAAAGGATGTCGTTGAAGATATCGTAATGAAAGAAAGCCGTCACCCATACTATAGTGTGGTGTTAGACAGGGCTAAAATCATGAATAGTTGGTTTCAGGCGGAGTACGATGAATATACAGCTATATCCAGTACCGTATTTTCTGACAAGTCCTACATTATTGCTCAGTCCACTATTGAGAGTGATGACGAGTACAGGGAAAGACTTGATCGTATGAAACTGTTTCCGTTAGAGCAGAAGTTTTTTTCCGCTCAACAAAGGATATATGACGAGAACAACGTTAACAGAAGTTATCCTGAAAACAAAGAGTTTTGGATGTACAAAGAATCCAACTTTGATGATGCAGGTTGCTCCATTACTGAGTTCTATAGAGATAAGGTTCTCTTTGTAAAAGAAGTATTAGGTTTTGGGGCGGTAGTTACCGACCTAATGATGGATGGTGACGGAAACCCTGTAACCGACAATAACGGAAATGTCGTTCCTTATAACTTTGTCGTTAGACCGCACGAGATATGGAACTTTGAGGTTAAGCAGGGTATACTAACGCTACTAGTTACCAGACAGATGTATTATGACATACAAAATGTTAAGAAGCATAAGTGGACTGCTTATACTCCTGAATACATTTGTGTATATATAGAAGAAAACGGACTTAAGAAAAAGACATTAGAAATACCTAATCCGTTTGGTGAAGTGCCAGCTACCTTGTTAAAAGGTCAGACCGATGCTAACAGTTCGTTTATTGTTGGCAAGCCTCGTAGATACTCCTTGAAGGGAATGTACCTTGCAGCCTCAGAGCTTTTTTATGACCTCAAGAAAGGTTCTGAGCTGTTTGGTCACCCTATTCCTGTGCTTACAGACTCTATAGTTCGGTCTCTAGCTGGTGTCGCTGATGACGATCAATATGACTCTCGTACTATCAAGGAGGGCGTAGGTATGGCTATTATCATTCCTGATGAGCAAACGATTCCTAACAATATGTTATATCAAGCGGATATGTCTGGACTCCAGCACCTCAGGGATGTAATATTTGGGGACTTAATGTCTCTTATTTTCTCTATGGCTCAGGTTCGAGACAAATCCATTGTTAAGAGTAACGTATCTGGTTCTGCTAAGAGGTTTGATAACGTAGAGGAACAGGGTTTGTTAGCGTCTACGGCTATGGACATGGAGATGGTAGAAATGCAAGTCCTTAAAAGAATGGCTAAGGTTCGTGATGAAGACCCAATGGATTATCACGTTACTTATTCTAAGCATTATGACTTGTCTAGTGCTTCCGAAATATTCTCAGACATTACAGAAGGTATGCAATATCACGTATTGCCTCTACCGCTACTCAAGAAACTAACTGC